GGGGGGGGAATTGAAAACGAATTAAGTTAGTATAAATGTTAACACTTTATCAAAGGACTCAATGGAGTCATCTGTTGACTATTCTAAAAAAACTCGTGAAGAACTGATTACGTTATGTAAAGAGAAGAGCCTCAAAGGCTATACTACGAAGAATAAAGGTGATATCATTCGAATGCTAATCGAGGCAGATCGTGATGGAACTAGCGTTGAATCGTTATTACAACAGGTAACAGCAGGTAAAGGTATTGAAACGGTTAAGTTATATCAAGAATTGTGCAAGTTGGATAGGATCGATCATTCAATGGGCGTGTACTATACGGATCCAAACTTCTTTACTGCGATACTTAAGAAAGTAGACTTAAGCGTTAATGATAAAACAACGACACTTGACTTCTGCTGTGGAACAGGTAACCTGTTTATAAGCTATCTTGACCTATTGAAAACTAACTGTAACGATGCAACACTTCGAAACATTATCTTAAACGCTTTATTCATTGATATCGATGAATCCGCAGTCATGACTTTCAAGCTCAAGCTCTACTGCTGGATAAAGAACAATTTAGAATTGAGTATAGACATTCATGAGTACATTGATAACTTCCACGTAACGGATGCACTCTTAGACCTATCTGTACCTAAAACTACATTCGATGTGGTGCTTTCAAATCCACCATTTATAAACTTGAAATCAAAGACTGACTATAAACGAAGTCTAAAGAACTTAAACTACTATCAACACTCTGTTAGCGGAATGATGGATACATACATTGTTTCGATTGAACGCATCACTAACTTACTAGAGAGCAGCGGGAATGCACTTATTATCTGTCCTTCTCAAGTACTTACGAACGTGTCCTGTTTAGATATTAGAAAACATCTGATCGATTCACTCTCCGTCAATAACGTGTTCAAATTCTCAGAGAAGACCAGTATATTTCCTAACATCACGCAGAGTCTATGTGTGTTGGACATCAAACAGTCCACACAGGATAAGTCTATTCGGATTCATACATGTGGATACGATAACGATATCTGTATAAACAAGTCCTATCTTCTGGATACAAAATCCGTTAGGGACAATGGATACGCTATCATTCCGATGAGTAGTCTAGACTTAGAATTTATTGGTAAACTCAAGTCATTACCCACACTCAAGAGTTACCAAACAGTTATGAAATGTGCAAGAGGAAACATTGACGTCACAATGGATAAGTCATTGATCACCAATGAAAGAACACCCTATCCACTTATACGAGGTAGAAACATTCAGTCGTTAGATTCCATCACTGAATACATTTCAGTCAAAACTGTCCAAGAAAGGAAAATCAATGTGACGAATAGGAAGTTAGTGTGTCAGCAGATCTGCAATATGAGTTCACAGAACAGACTTGCATTTACTGAAGTGGATAAGATGTTCGTGATTAGTAACAGCTGTAATTATATCAGTGTTGACGATTCGCACATTCAGTCATTGAAACACATTCTAAACAGTAACGTGTTAAAGAAATACTTTGATATGTTCACTGGAAACAACCATATAAGCATCAGTGAACTCAACAATCTTCCTTTACCGAACATATTCGAAACCACTCTTGATTTGGAGAGCATGACACCGGATGAAAGAGAAGCTAAGATTTATGAACTGTATACACTAGACAGTGAGTTTGTTGGCAGGTATTTCGGATCGTCTAAAAAGATTACAGTTCATGACCATGTATCTCAAAAGCTTAGTAGTCTTGAACTAACCATGTCTACGCATATTAAACCAGGTGGTAACTGGAAAGACATTCCATTAACAATTACATCTTCCGAACGTCTGTCAAAGATCCGAAAAACTGGAGGAAGGACTACTCTTTACGGTAGACTAGACTATAGTAAGCCAGGGTTTACTATTACAACGCAGTTCTCGAGATTACCGAATAGCTCAAACCTGCATCCGGTCAAGGATAGAATGATTACCATTCGAGAGGCGGGAATCATTCAGAGTTTCCCGATTGATTTCAAGTTCAGTGAAAACAAAGGTGTAGCGATCAAACAGATAGGAAACGCAGTACCCCCATTGTTAGCTAGGTTCATCGCAAGTGTTATTAAAAACGATATCGTCAATAAGAACACGTTGGATCTGTTCTCAGGTGTTGGAGGTATGGCTGTAGGGTTTAGTCAAGAAGGCTTCACGGTTGTAGTATCGAATGAACTTGATGCTAAGTTGGCTAACGAACATGAGAATGCAAAGTACCATGGGAACACCAAGTATGTTATCGGTGACATCTGTGATCTACGTGTTAAAGAGAGAATTAACGAAGCCCTGAAAGGATTGAAAATCGGAGTTATAATCGGTGGTCCTCCATGTCAGGGATTCTCATTAGCTGGAAGTAGGAAAAGTGAAGACCTTCGAAACAAACTATACATTGACTATTTCAACATGATTGAACGCTACAAACCAGAGTGCTTTGTAATGGAAAACGTCAAGGGGATCTTATCAATGAAAAATGAGAACAAGCAGCTAGTAGTTGATGAAATCAAATCGATTGCATCGAACCTTGGATACAAAGTGTCTATATTCAAATTGAACGCATGCGACTTCGCAGTTCCTCAGAAAAGAGAACGAGTGTTCATACTAGGACATCTGCATAAACACTATGAACAACCCACACCAATCATTCATAAAGAAAAATACATTACCATTAGAGATGCGATTGGGTTTTTAGAACCCTACGAGGAAAGCATGGGGTTTGAACTACCCGAAACGGTTGTACTTAATAATCCTTATATTAGCTACTTAGCGGGTACTACAGACCTGCAAGCACTCTACAGATCTTACTCTTAAATGTATCGACCTGTATATCAGCTAGATACTCCTGCTCTCTAGTCGATAAAGTCACTTTGTTTTTTCGATTATCCTTCTCATCGATTGACAGCACGATTTCTTTAGTCCGGTCATTCTGTGTTTTCTTTGTTTTCTTCGCAGATACCTTCTCTGTGTGCTCGAAGGTCACGTCACCTTCTAACACACGCACGTTGTGGAGTTTATACGCCATCTCATGATTTATATACTTATCGTTAACAAACGCCTCTAACACGTTGACCCTGTTGGTCTTAATCCATAGGAGCGTAGCTAGAAATTTCTTAGCGTTGTCATCGAGTGCATTCCGAATTTCGTGAATACTACCTGTTTTGATCTTATCCCAGCTTTCCTTAGCCCACCAAGATACCATGGTTTCACCGCTGTCTTCCTTTGATTTTATCTTTCGAATGTCTTCATCCGTTATCCTATTCCCCTTTCCACTGTTGCATCCATCGCAACAGGCTTGGAAGTTCACTACATCATGCACAAACCCAAGCGAGATGGGTCCTATGTGGTCGGCTGTCATTGTAGCAGACTTCTTACACATGAAGCATATCGCTTCGACCTTGTTCAGTGCTCCCATCAGAGCGTTCGCCTTCAAGCAGTTTCCATCGGACAGCATCTCATAAGCCCGGCGATCCCTCGTATACGACTTCATGTTTTCATGGCTACGTCCCTTATCCTTTGTGGACCTACATCCGCAGATGCTGTTATAAGAATGGAATCCGTCTAACCTATCGGGTGGATTAGACAACACACCGGGTGATAGCTTTTTACCAACATACTGGTCGTTCTTACACTTGATCTCGAGTTCAGAGATTGTCATATCGAAGTACTTATCCAATTTTTCCTTCTTATCGCATTCTGCATAGATCTCAAAGATGGTCTTATTGCTGCGCTCGATACCAAGGTTTACCAACCAATTCCATGTATTCTTAGTTGGGTATTCGTAATAAATAGAGTGCTCAACGCCACATAGCTCACAGGTGTGTTTCTTTGTAGGATGAATATATCGTGCAACATTGGCGAATAGCGACTCTTTAGGGATTAATCCTGCGTCTATGAGCTCTTTTCGTTTATCAATCCAGAAGGGCTGTCTAGGATTTTGCCCATTCTTTGAAACCTTCGTCCAGGTCTTTTTCAACTCAGCTGGTAAGAAGCTGTAGTTCAAGTGGTTTTTGATGAAGAGTTGGTAGGGAGTCATTTAGTTTTTTCAATCAATAGAATGATTGCCTCACACAGTATGTCGTATGTAGGTCTTACTCCAGGTCTTTTCATGAGGTTGGACAATTCGTTTTCAGAAAAAAATGGATTTAGGCAGAGGCAACAACAAGCTTCCCACCGACTCGTTTAGGAAACACCACGACCATGCCGGAAGGGGTTTTGGTTTCTCGCATGTAGATTCGACACTGTTCAAGTGCGTCGGTAACAGCAGTGTCTGAACCTGAAGACGCTTTCAGTTCAATGACCAACCGACCTTCAACAATTAGATCTGCACGGACTGTGCCTACATAACGGTCACGGAACTTGAGGATGATATCTCGCTCTGTTTCGAATTTGAGTCCTGAGTCTTGAAGAGCTATTTTCATCGCACAGTGGTATACACTTTCGGTCTGTCCTGCGCCGAGGGCTTCAAGAACTTCACCTGCAAGTGTTCGTATTAGTAGAGTGTCAGGTGTTTCTATAATTGGATTCATTTCTTCTTGTTCATCAATTGGTTTGTAAATCGGTAAGGGCTTTATGGAGAGGAGAGGACATGTCTTTTTGTTATGTCCTTTGTTCTTGCAACTTGAGCATGTGATTTTAGAAGGGAGAGAGGGAGTAGACATTTTTGAAGAGTATACGCTAATGACCGGGGCTCTGAGTTGATTCGTGTTTTCAAACATTCCATTTTCTAGAAAACGGATTCTTAAACTTTACAAACTATAACTGAGCGCCCAAAATGTCTACCTCTCTTGAACGTTTCCAACATATCAAAACTCTTGCAAACACTCCCCTCAAACAACAACGAGTACTCGCCTATGAACGTCATCTACAACGTGTGCGCGAGCTCTCAACCCGTTCTCAATTCATGCCCTACGATTATTTAGACTTCCAATGGAGTCAATGTGCAGTCTGTAATACTGAAATCCAAGATACTGCATTCGGATACAATCCCGCACCCTTAGCTGACTCCGGTGTCTGTTGCGGTGAATGCTATAAACGTGCCTGCTTCACTCTCTTGAGAGAAGAGCATGGATGCTCAAAGGCGATTGAGCTAGTCATCTGGATAACCTCCACCATGATGTAAAAATTTTTCATCGTTAGAATGCTTCTAACCATACTGCATGCTCAGCAGTGGGAATGTGGAGCTCCTCAAGCACTACACGTGCCTCTTTGAGCTTCATCTCAAGGCTGACGTTGGAGACCGAAATCGCAGCGAGACGTGTCTGGAGGACTTCGCCGGTGGAAACAGGTGGCTTGAAGTGGTCATTGAATCCGACCATGACGTTCACGAGTCTGGAAATGTGGCCCTCCGCACACAGTCCATTCGATTCATTGATTTCCTGCCAGAGTCGAGTGACCAGCTCGGTTCGGATGTTCTTGGATTGCTGTTGAATGAGCGTCCACAGTCCGGTCAGTAGTCGAGCGTAGAGTTTGTCTCCACGTTCACGGACTTCGGTTCGGTTGTACCATAGGTTCACATCAATCATTAAGGATGTGAAGTGGTTGAAGTCGCCATTAAAGCGTGAAGCGAACGCATGGAACATCTCAATGCGGGGGTCTTTTCCGTTAGTGCGGACGGCAAGAAGCACGTCTTCGCCTTCACGAGATTGACGGACAACCTCACGTGTGTGGACGTTCTGAGCGTCGCCTGCGAGTCGCTGTAGTCGATTTTGAGCTGGAGGAGGTGGAGGCGGTCTTGGCTGAGCGATTCGTACAGCCTCCTCTGTCCATGCGTCTTGAACACGTTGATCTTCCCACCATTCAGGTCGAATGTGTGGGGGACGAATCTCCTCGCTCCAGAAACGAAGGATGTTAACCGGTAGATGAAGATGCTCATACATGTGCGGATGTTCTCGTTCGACGAGTGCTAGAAAGGCAGTCATAAGATCAAAGTAGTGCATTGTACCTCGATCAAACCGCTGTCGCCACCGACGGGCGTACTGGAAGAGAGCCGCTTCTCCGGGTGGAACAGACTCTACGAGCTCAATAGGGTTGATACTGGTTCGTAAGGCTACTTGGTAGTGCCGGGCGCAGAAACGCTTTCCAGGCTGAATTGGCTGTCCGCACCAGTTGTGGTGGTGGAACTCGCATGTGAGTGGGATAAGAGGGGGAAGAGTAATGGCAAGAGTTGCATGTCGGCCGCAGTGTCCTTCACGAACGTGGACAGTGCAGGGACGGAGATTGGTCTTTTGAATGAAGTTGCAGGGAGGCATTGTTGTCTGGGGGCTCTAGATGTTTTCGTAGAGTGAAAAAATCCGTTTTCAGGAATGTCCCACTACATGTTGAGCGAGAAGGGTAAGAGAGTCAAAGTCCCCGATACGTCTGCCGGCGAGTTCACCGACTAGACGGCCGAATACACTATAGCGTTCGGAGTCTCCCCGTGTTGCGAGTTCAAGAAAGTCAAAGAGGAACTGAAGTGTGATTTCGCGTCCACGTGACTTCACATGGAACGATGAGAGAATCATAGGTGTGAGATCATAGGGAAATATAAGTTGAAGAATCGAAATGACTTCTTCAGTTGAAAGAGATTTGGAGAGAATGGATTCCATTTGCATTATTAAAAGGTAGACGATTGAAATCCATTTTCAGAAAACGAAAACAGATCATCGACGAAAAGTCTGAGTAACAGTGTAGTGTAAAATGTCCCTAAACCTTGAAAATGCCCTTTCCGATACAGTTGAAATCTTTCCCTATTTCAAAACTTCCTATGAACGAACACAGAACACAGATCTAAACGAACCTCGTTGGATTGTGGTGTTCAAAACTGAGAATGAAGACAAACAAGTCATCGTTGAAGCGATCATACGTGATGAAGCGATCATACTCTCGGTGTTAAATACGTTCAATGTTAAAGTAAACAGTTTGAGTCGTTTGATGAATCTCTTTGAAGAGAAGCTCAAAATCATGTAACAGTCTAACACAATGAAGACCATTCGGTACGTTGCACGTGTCGATCCGGACGTAAAGTATTCACACGAAGAGTTTGAAGAGTTACTTCAGATTTACTTATCCGATCCAGAAGGATGGGAAGCACATGGGTATCGGTTTGAGTTAGTGAAACACCGGCCCGATGTGACGATTCGATTATCTTCACCTGCGACGATTACGAGTGCATGTGGTCTTCCTAAAGATCTATCGTGTGCAGAACTCGGTGGTCGTAACATGTTTTTGAATTCAATGCGATGGATGCAGGGTTCCTCTAAGAGCGGTCAGACACTGGACGGGTACCGTCAATATATAGTTTCGCATGAGATGGGTCATATTTTAGGTCATGAGCATGCAAAGTGTCCGGGATCCGGTAAACCTGCTCCAATCATGATGCAACAGACACTTGGATTAGATGAGTGTGTAGCCAATACTCGAATTACAAAATTTGATTTGAAAGTATAAATGGGCGCTGGATTATTCGGCACTCCTCTCTACGTGAATGAAAAGTGCATTATCTTTGCCTTTTTCATTCTAGCTGTGTTTTGGATGCCGCATCCTAAGGCATGGGAACATGAAGCTGTCTTAGCGTTCATTCTCGCAATGACTGCATATGTATTGATGGCGTGGTACGACTACATCTATGACTGTAACGATAAGTTAGGTCCTACATTACTCGGTGCACTGATTGGATGGGCGAAACCTTACGGTGGTGTACCCCCTGGAACTCAAGAGCTTCCTGTGAAATACAAGAAGATCGTGGCTGTTTTTGATGTTGTTGTATTGATACTTCTGATTGGTCTTCTCATCGTTCCATTTGTGCGTCGTTAATTACAATAGTATTTCTTATCACCTGCTCGTAGTAAACAGAAATCAATTTTGGTCTCATCTAAATAGAGTATAGGAATTGAATGTTGTAATACTTTTCGTTTAACCATATGTTCAGCATTATGAGAATGACTCATATGATCTTCGAATTCACCTAAGGTTCTAAAACACCATACATTTTTCATGTTTTTATACGTACTAATCGCAAAACAATCATCAAAGTCACATACAGATGTTTCAGCACGTTTTCGAACAACATAGCCGTACTTTGCAGCTTCAAGTAGTTTGTTCAAAAAGCCCGGTGTAAAGTTCGCAAGCATATCTGAACGAAATCGAATCACAATATCATCTGGAGAACAGGGTGCAACTGCAAAAATGTTCTCAATTCCTGAAAACATCTTATAAATACGAGCATTCACTCCGGTGGTTAAGTGAGGATAGTCTCGCCCTTCTAGAGTTGTAGTAGTAGGAATCAATGTAGGTTCAGGCTTGACGATCAAAACATCCACTTCAGCACGAAGCTCATCTAATGAGATTTGTGTTGACCAAGTGGAAAACCATACTTTACAGGGAGGAAGTTGAGACTTGATAGTTCGAACGCATGTGAGCACGTCATTCAAGGATGGACGAATTGGACCTGAAATGAAGAGATGCATTTAATTACTATACGCGAGTCCACCCATACCGCTCATGACGCGGAAGATGTTGTAGTTCACTGCATACAATCTGAAGAGGTATGGGAAGTTCTTAGAAGGGAATCTACCTGCAGCCAATGCTTGACCGTCTGCGCCTGTGATTGAATCGAACACCAAGGTTGTTGTGTCGACTCGGGAGAAGTTGCAAGAACCAGATGGTTGATGTTCCTCAGGGGCCAATGAGAACGAGTACACGTTGATTGGGTTGACGGATTGAGAGTATCCACCGGCAGTTGTAGGTTGACCTGTAGATGTTGTCTGTTGGAAACCTAGAGAGCCGCCTGAGACAGTGTCGGTCAGGGCAAGGTTGGGGTCATAGATCGCATAAAATGTCGATGCAACACTCCCGAGCGCCGCGGTACCGAGACACGCTGTACTGGGTACAAGTCCAACCGTGGTAGGGAATGTGATTGTCGTGCCTGGAAGGACCTGGATCGCATACGTGCTCGCAGTCTGGAAACCCGAGACAATCTGGAGGGTCAGTCCAGCCAGCGAGTCAACTGTAGCACCACCAGTCCTGACGAAGCTGGCGAGAGTTGTGTTACTGGAAGTGGTCGCTGTGAACGTTATATAGGTCGTGCCCGGAGACGTCTGACCCACAGGCTGTGTGAATGCATGAGGCTCGAATGCACCTCCTGAGTGGTGTTGGTAGGGCTGAACCTTCCAGAAATAGTCACCATATCGCTCATCAAATCGGTCTTGACCGTTGAGTTGGAGTCGGCATCGGTTGGCGATATCGTCGTAGCTGAATGGCTGAGTGTTGTTTGTTCCGAGCGCAGACAACTGAGAGCAGTCCAACTTACGAGCATCCTGGTAAACCCAGATCAACTCCTTCACCGGGTGGTTGAGAGTCAAGTCTAATCGCACCGTTTGAGAGGTGATGGATTGTTGTAGACCATATTGGAGCTGGTCAATCAGGTACTCATGTGTCTGCTGAGCGAATCGTCGTCGTTCATCCGTGTCCAAATAGATGTAGTCGACATAGACGGCTGCATCCTTGAACTTGGGGAGAAATTGAGCTGCCTGATTAATTCCACCTGGCCAAAGGTTTGTACCGTCATAGGTATTCTGCACAAGATCACTTGCCTGTCTAAAAATGAAGTTCAATCGGACTTCATGGTATTGGAGGGCAATGAGTGGTAAGGCAAGACCTGGGTTGCGGCAGAACCAGAACTGGAGGGGAATGTACAAGACTCCGGGTCGGCCGTTGCATCCAGCAGGTGTTGAATATGTACCTTGGACATTGGTTCCGAGCATCTGGTCGAGACGAACCGATTGGTCATAGGGAGATGTAAGGGATTCCCACAAGTACAACCACTCACCATAATGACGGTCCATCACTTGTCCACCAATCTCAATCTCGACCTGTTGAATCAACAAGTACCCGAGACGGCGACGACCACCGGCGGTCCAGAGAACGTTGTAGTTCGCGTTCAAAGCAGATGCACCGGTTGCGGCTGCACGTGTATCTGGAAGGGTGACTTCCAAATAGGTTCTAAACATTAGATCTGCATTTCGGTTAACAACTACAACGGATCGCTGCCCGTAGGCAGGTGAACCTGTGAAGTTCACTCGCATGGCCTCCATAGCGAAATTAGTATGACGCTTGTAGAGAACCTTCCAAAAGGTGATGTGTGGATTTCCAGTAATATATGCATCCTGAGCACCGTAGGCAACAAGCTGAAGAAGACCACCGCCCATTATGTTTATTCTTTGCGAGGATATATTCTGTGAATGAACTATCTCATGGTTCGACTTGTCCAAGTGCCTCTTTAGCTGCGAGCTGTTCGGCTTTCTTGCGTGTCGTTCCTGAACCAGTTCCGTAGACCTTTCCATGTACACTCACAGTGACTCCGATCTCGTTCTTCTTCGGATCGTTCGACGTCATCTCATAGTCCGGTGTACACTTGAACTCACGCTGGCAATACTTCTGAAAGAGATCCTTGAAGTTAGTTGCAGAGTTGACGATCTCATCTACATCAAGGTATGTCTCCATCACTGTCGTGACGAACGGATATACAATGTTAAATCGGTTTCCGCAATCGGTCCACAATGCACCAATGAAGGCTTCAAAGATATCACCTAATTTCTTTGTATTTGTACGACCTGCAATCGCAGCAGAATCCTCGTTATGTCGGGAGATCACATAGAATCGATTTAATCCTAATTCTTTAGAAAGTCCTCCGATTCGGTCATTATTGACGAGCTCCTTACGGGCGTCCGTCAAGAATCCCTGCTTCTTCTCGGGGAACTTCTTACGTAAATACGTTGCGATACAGACGCCGAGTACTGCATCGCCTTCAAATTCAAGACATTCATAGCTTTCGTCTTGAAGAGGCATAACTCCGGGTGGACAGGGTGCGAGGACAGCGGGTTCACCTTCGGGGGTTGTATAGTCGGTACGCCGAACATACGTGGTATGAACCATTGCGGTTTGGAAGACTTTGCGATTTGAGATTCGATAATGAGGAAGGCCATGACGTCTAAGAACACGGTGGATATCATCTTCGGTAAACGTTCGATTTGCAGGATTATACGGTGAATACATGCGTTCTATGCATCTCAACGCGTTAAATTCGTTTTTATCGGCATACAACAATGAAGACACGTCGTGGCGGATTTCTAGGAATCAAGAAAGCTGTGAAATCCCTCTATCAAACCAAGAAGCAGACCAAACGAATGTACGCATTATCCCGCAAACGTCAATTGAAACGTCTCAAGGCTGATAAGACTCGTTTCTTGAAGAAGTATGTCGAACAAAGAGCCAATATTGAAAACGCCGCTATGGGATAATGGGACAGATTCATTCATTTGCTTACAACGTCGTTCGGACTCCCGAAACTGCGCCACCTCTTGAAACCTGTATTGTAGATGTCGCAGCTTGTCGCTACGAGATCCCCACACGCAAAGATATGGCGGTCTGTTTTGTATTCTTTAACCC